CCCCTTTCGGGGTCTCCGAGTTCTCAGAGATGGGCACTCGATTTCATCTGAAAGGATGGGTAACCTAGGTCAAAGTATGTCTATACTTCGTGTTCGAAGTCGTGACTCTTTAACATCCTATTCTCATGCTCTTGGTAGTATATACTACAAGAACAAGAGGAATGGATATGTTCTCAATGATCCAAATCCCGTCCGCGCCACCTTTTCTGATGGCGTTGTTGAGAAATGTTTCGATGAGAACCATGGACATAGGAAAGCCTACGGTGTAGGCGGACCCTTTTTCCTTGTTAGAGTCAGACAACCCACGGGCGTTTGTGCATCTAGCCACATTTTTCCGGCATATGCCACAAGTCGTCCGACGGGTCTTCCTTATCCTTATAAGGATCAACCGTCTGACTTGTGGCAAGCTGGATATGTGGGCAAGCATGTTCATGTGAACTTGCCTGCACTGGCCGCTATTCCCAACCAGAATATTTCTGGTCCTGAGGACTATCGGGCAGAGATTAACCCAAACGACTTGACCAGCCTCGGCGCAACAGCTTATAATAAGCTGAGACCCAAGATTGCTGTAGCGGGCCTAGGCCAGGCAATTGCCGAAGCCAGGGACGTGCCTGCGACACTCAAAACGACCGCCAAAGGTTTTAGCGAGTTATTTCTCGCTAAAGGCGGTAGTGTCAAAGGGACACTCATGCAACCAAAGAAGGTTGCAGACCACTTCATCAATCATGAGTTCGGGTGGGTGCCTTTTGTTAACGATGTTACTCAAATGTACGATTTGATCGCACATTATGAGGACCACTTAACTAAAGCTGAAAAGCTTAACGATAAGTGGTTACATAGGCGCTTTGCCGAGGAAGAGGTTCTATCTGATGTGCAGATATACGATCAAACTCGTCAATCGACGAGTCCAACGTTTACTGCGTATCTTAACCCCCTTCCTGGGGGTTTAGGTCAACTTAAATCCGTCACACTTAAGGTCCGTCGTCAGAAAATGACGCGGATCTGGTATGAAGGTTTATTTAAGTATTACCGGATAGAACTTGATAGGCGCATCCCGATGCAAGAAAATTTGCGGGCGGGACGGGGTTTCTTGACGCTCGCTGGAGCGAACATCAACCCCGCGCTTATCTATAAGGTTACACCTTGGACTTGGTGCGTTGATTGGTTCACGAATGTTGGTGCCAATGTTCAAATGGCCCAGGACATTCTTGACAACAGCGTAGCGTCCAAGTACATGTATCTCATGCGCGAAACGTTTGATCGCTATGAGTACACGTCCACTCACACCTTCAACACGGGTATGCAGATCGTGGGAACTTCTTATCAAGAAGTCCGCGTTAAGCGCCGTGTTGGAGCTGATTCTCCTTTCGGATTTTCCCTGACCGGAGATTTGAACTCCGTTCAGATCGCGATCCTTTTAGCCCTTGGTATTTCTAAGGGGTAGGGGATCGTATCTAGCTCTGTCGATTCATAATCACGTTACCTTGAGTAAGTAACTGTGGACAGGGCAACACACTCAACTCTCTAGGAGATGACTATGTTTTCTGACCCAATTACCATTACCGTCAATTCGGTTGCGAAAGTGTTACCGCGTGTCTTGATCGATGGACAGTTAGCAACTTATCAGTTGTCTGACGGTACCTTCGCTTTAGACATCAGTCATCAGACGACCAAATCTGGTCGTATTCGATCGACTGTGCGGTTTACACAGAAGGCCATTGTCACAGATCCGTTGACATCTGCCAACGACTATGACACGTGTGTCTTCTATTACGTTATTGATCGTCCAGCTTATGGATTTTCAATGACGCAAGTTGAGCAACTTGTCGCGGCCTTACAGGCCTGGACATCGACGGCGAACGTTGATAAGCTCTTCGGGCAAGAGATTTAAAAGATCTCTACCCCCGCCTGCCGGGCTTTCAGCTCGTCAGGGAGCTCGACGCTCGTGGTTCTTGGTAACAAGAATCGGGTCCGTTAACGTAGCTCGATGCTCTCCTCAGGAATGAGGTAGCATGAAAAGCGACGTAAGCGTTTACCTAGAGCTCATACAGGCTGTCTATACAGATGCCTGTATGAAGTGCCCCACTGAGGTCTCTGATTTACGCGATCTAAAAACAATAAGATCGCGGGTTGAGAGCGAAGGTTTGTCGTTTTTGACGATAATCCTACCACAGTTTGCTAAGGACTTCGAGAGAAGCCTAGCCTGTGGTTATATTGACTCAACAGCTTTTCGAAATTTTCGAAAAGTTGGAGCAATCCCTGCGTTTTTGCAAGGTATGCTCAGTCAGCTCTTCAACCGTGAGACAGGGAGACTTTTCGATGAATTATTTTCTTCAATCTATGTTGAAGCGGTTAGGCAAGTTTGCCTCCTCTTCAAGAAAATTGAGCTACCATGTTCCTCTCAGAGGAACAAGGCGGCGATCGAAAATTTCATCGAAGTTGAGCAAGACTTCGATGTATTCAGCCCAGGAGCTAAAGATAAGGATGATTTCATCCTTACTTCAAATGCTCTGTGGAACAATATGCTGGCTAATTTTAGCCATGACATTTTGGTCCCTCGGCATGGCCCCGGAGCAACTGCAGAAGGTATTCGAGGTAACTCGAAGTACATTCTGAAGGTATGGCACGAACGTCTCGAACGGGAGTTTCCCCTGCTGGAGTACGGTTATTCCGTCTCAGCAGCGGATTCGACTGAGTTCGAGAATGTTGCGTTCGTTCCATGGGACAAGGAACAGCCTGTTCGGGTTGTCCTTGTTCCGAAAACATTGAAGTCGCCCAGGATCATAGCCATCGAGCCTGTGTGTATGCAATATACACAACAGGCGATTCAATCTTATCTTTATGATAAGATTGAGTCTTATGAGTTCACCGCTGGTCGCGTTAATTTTCGTGACCAAGGTGTAAATCAGAGGATGGCTCTTAGATCGTCTAGGTCGGGTCGTTGGGCTACCATCGACTTGTCAGATGCTTCGGACCGCGTTCCCGCGGACCTTGCTCTGCACATGTTTGATTGCAGTCCGGATCTCCGGGCTTGCATTCAGGCATGTAGATCTTACCGCGCTAGTTTGCCAAATGGATTGACAATCCAGTTGCGCAAGTTTGCGTCGATGGGCTCTGCTCTATGTTTTCCCATAGAGGCTATGTACTTTTACACGATTTGTGTAATGGCCTCTCTGAGATTTCATAAAGTCCCTGTGTCCTACGAGAATATTAGAGAATATTCTCGTGGGATCTACGTTTATGGAGACGATATAATCGTTCCCATAGACCAGGTGGGTATTACTCTCGATTACTTGCAGAAGTACAACTGCAAAGTAAATGAGTCAAAGACCTTCTTTACTGGAAAGTTTAGAGAGTCTTGTGGACTAGATGCGTATGATGGATATCAGGTTACACCTGTTTATATCCGTCAGCCGCCTCCAGAGAGTAAGCATCGGGCTCAGGAGATTATCTCTTATGTAGCGACAGCTAATCTCTTCTATTCGAAGGGTTACTGGCGCGCCGCCTCTAAGATGTTTCGCATCGTAGAGTCGATCATAGGGTCTTTACCCTATGTTTCTGGAGATAGTTCTGCGCTCGGAAGAATATCCTTCTTGGGTTATGTATCCTACGACAGATGGGATCATGACACCCAATCTTTCTTAGTGAAAGGTTGGGTTCCACGGCCAGTCTACCGCAGTGACAAGGTAGGCGGATATTCGGCTCTGCAGAAGTCGCTACTATCGCTTGAGCGGAGAAGTCCGTTTGGTGATAAGACTTCTGATCGATCTGTCTACGATCTGAACGGGTTGTTA